ATTTATCATTATCTTTTGATTCAGAATCATTGTGTCCTGGATGTTGTTTCTTCCATTCCGGTATTTGATTCATATTTTTACTTGCGACATGTTTAATTGCATTTATTAATATGTTTTTATCTTCAGCCTCTTTGTTCCAATGACCATTATTTTAATATATAAAATTTCTCTTTTTGGATCCGAACAATGAACTGGTCTATGTGGTAGATCAATATCTTTGACCATTAATAAATATTTTAGATATTCCACCAGCAAATCCGAGTCTAGCTGTTTCTTCCAAATCATCAACACCAATTTTTAACTGACTAACAAAATCCATAATATTCATAGCATCTTTACATGTTTCATTTAAAAATAAATTTAGATTAAAATTGTTAGTTGTATTTATATTATTTATGTTAGTATTAATTTTAGAAAATTCCAAAATTTGTTTGTTTTGTTCTAGCATAAGCTGTTTAAATTCAGAATTTTCTTTTATTAAATATTGAATAATATCTTGGGTTGCCTTTAAGGTTTTGGTTTCTTCTATTACGTTATTTGATAAGCAAAATTTATTATGTTTCCATAATCCAACTCGTGAATGAAAAAATTTATTACATTTTGAACAATTAAAATATTGAGCAACTTTTTTGTTAACTCTGTTAACACAAAAATGTTTTGATGTCAAAATATGTTTGTCATAACTACTTTTTTTACATGTTCCATAGTCACATTTTTCACAATAATATTTTATGGCAACTTTTTGTGTTAACTGTTTGTTAACTACACCCTTTTTTTCATTATCGTCACATGTTTTTTTACAAATAAAAGTATTACAATAATCATTATTCGTCTTAGACATATAAAATATTAAAAAATTACTTTTATATTATAATAATTATAAAATAAAAGTTGCTCAAAGTTGCCCAAAAAGTTGCTTTTTTAATTTTTTAAAAAATGTCTTAAAAAATTATCATCACAGTTTTTTAACAAATAAAAATGATTTTAAGAGCATTATGGTCACAAACCCGTTTTTAGAGGTTGATTTTCAAGACTTTTTTTAGGTTTTCATTTTTGGACATTTTTAAAAATGTCCAATTTTGATTTTTCGAAAAAACTTTTGGAAAAAATGTCTTACTGAAAAAAGCACCGTTAAAATATAAATATTTTTCTTATCATTTATCGTAACAAAAAAATATGTTAAATATTCAATATTTTTTCAAGAAATTATATGTTTATTCTTTGCAATAAATTGTTCCAAATCATTAATATCAATATCTTCCATTTCCACATGCGATTCCCAAAAATATCTACAATAAGCCCATATAAAATAACAATTTACTTTATACAAATGATCATATTTTTGAATAAGTGCATATCTTAATTTAGATGGTAATAAATCAAGACTCGTCCGAGGTAAGACATAGCATAACTGAACCAATTCGGATACAGGATTTTGTAATTGTATAGGGATGAATGTAGTGTCAAAAACAGGAATATATTTTATCAAATCTTGTAATAATGGAGGATAATTAAATTTATATCTCCATCTCCAATTTGGACAACCAGAAGTATAATATTTCATTGTCCATTCAAGACCTTCCAAATAATTAATAGAAATATCTTTAACATTATCACCATTTACATCTGATTTAATACTAAATAGACCTCTATAATATCTATATTGCCAATATGGTTTTAAAGGGTTAATATATTTTTCCATTTCTCTTTCATAAATAGGAATAGATTCAAATTTTTTGAACTTTTCTTCTGGAGTATTTTCAGGCATCCCAGATTTTTCTCTTTTATTTCTAGATTTATGCTCATTTATAATAAATTCTTCTTCCAAGTTAGCTAAATATTGAACAATTTTTCTAACGTTTTTCCAATTAATATTTTTTCCATCCGTCAAATTTTCATTTGTGTCGCCAATTGTTGCCTTATATGCATTGAGCATTTTGTCAACACCTCCAGTACGAATATTTAAAGCAGGAAAATGAGGTAAAAAATCATTTCCTAGAAAGAAACATAAAAAAATATAATCATATACTTTATTTTTTTTATATTCAACATTAATTTCACGATCATTATTCATATATTTAATAATAGCATCCGTTAGTTCAGGAATATCCAAAAAATAATTAGCATCTGGTTCCAAAGAGCTATCAATAGATTGGATAAAATGTGGTGTTTCTCTAAAAAGATAGATATTTGGACAAATAGGTAAATGATTAATTGATAACATAATTAGATCAGCATCTAATCCATAAATAACAGTAGTTTCATTCTTATGTTTTTCTGGTGTGGAACGAATATAATCAAAAAGTTTATGTTCACCTTCTCCAACTTTATCAGAACCAGATACATAAATCTTGTATTTTGAAAAAGATTTATTGTTGAAATGATCAGTAACCATTATATTTAAATCATACATGAATTTAGTTCCAGGCGTAATAGCAGCTGTATTCCACGGATCAGCCTTTTCTTTTTTAAATAAATTGTGCGAAAATTGATTTTGGTACCATGATTTATAGCGTCTAGAGCGTTGTTGATCTAATTTTGCTACAGGAGCGACGCCATCAAATGCAATAATAATAGTCTTTGTTGGTTTAATTATAGAAATATATTCTTCAATTTTTAAAATAACATTTTTGATAATATTTATAGAAATAGACTCAGTAAGATTATCAAAAATCATTTTATTATAGGCATCATAAATAATAGAATTACAATCAAGATAAAGATTATCAACAATTAATATATCATTAGTATATTTTTTGATAATATTAGGATGATTTTTAACAATATAAGAAAAATAGCTAGGTATTCCCATAGTTTTATTATAATATGTATAATTATATTTAATATTGTTTACATATTATATTGGATATGAATATATTGAAGATTGAAATATGAAGATAAATTAGTAGTAAAATAAAAATAATATAATAAAATAATATAATATGGCAGATAATGAAAATCAGTATAATCCAATAGCTAGTTTAACAACCATGTTGTATTCACTATCATTTTATGCTCCGCTAATAATGACAACAAGTATTTTAACATTTTCTATGTTTTCATCATCTTTGGAAAAAGGTGCAGTATACTTGTTATGGATATTTATAATAACATTTTTAAGAATTATTGTATTAAGAATAATTCAGTCAACACAGAAAACAAGAGTACCGGTAGATCCATTGCCAGCAATATGTTCAACTGGATTAACAGATATATTTATTCCAAATGATATAACTTATAGCACATATATATTATCTTTTACAATGTTTTATTTCGTTATGCCTATGATAATGGTTTCAAACGAAGGTAATACAAATGCGATGAATTATTATGTAATTGGGTTTTTTATTGCCTATATTATATTAGATTTATTCATAAAGAAAACATTATCTTGTGTTAGTTCATTATTTTCAGTAAATATCTTTGCGGATATAGTTTCAGGTGTAGGATTGGGAGCAGTAATAGCTGGTCCGATTATGTATGGAACAACTTTAAGAAATTATTTATTTATTAATGAAGTAAATTCAAATAATGAAGTATGTACAATGCCGACAAAACAACAATTTCGTTGCAATGTTTATAAGAATGGAGAACTAGTTGGTTCAACAAGTTAGAGATATTGCCGCGCTCACGTAGTTAAATGCCGCGCTCACGTATCAGATTTCCGCGCTCACGTACCAGATTTCCGCGCTCACGTACCAGATTACCGCGCTCACGTATCAGATTTCCGCGCTCACGTACCAGATTTCCGCGCTCACGTACCAGATTACATATCAAAATTGCCAAGATTTGTCATTAACCATTTTCTTAATGAAGTCAACATCATACCTCTATGAAAAGATTCATTTATCAAATTCATATTTCCCTTTGTATTAAAATTTCTTGCAAATACATTAAATGTTTGTACTACATTTTTTGTATTATAATATACTAAATTTTGGTATCTAAATGGCATAAGATGCTTTCTTTTATTTATCATATTATGAAAAACAAACATCAAATTTATTAAATCTGTTTTTGTTTTTACATTATTTGTTTTAACCTTTGCCCAAAATTGCTTTGCATGTTGTGCACATTCTGGACAAGGTAAATTATTACATATTTGAATAAGTATAAATATCAAATTATTACCTATTTGTGGAAAACTCTCTTCTCTTACTTTTGCGCAAAGTGTATGAATAAACATCCATGTTGGCGGACCCCATTGACTCGGCGACATATTATAACTAAATAAAACAAAATATATTTAAAGATTATTTGCAATTATATTTAAAGTGAATGCCTAATTATAACACAGAAGAACCAGAATTTGATTTTTTTTCCGAATTACACAAATCGTTAGATGATAATAATGATGATGACGAAAATACCTGTTTGATTACTGGACTACCACTTATTGCAAATTTTTTTGAATTCCCATGTGGTCATAAATTTAACTATGAAGCACTCTGTAAAGAAATATACAAACAAAAACATATATTTAAAACATATGATATATTTTCTTTAAATAAAAAAGAACAACAAAAATATAAAGAATTGAAGATTGATTATTTTATTAAATGTCCATATTGTAGATCAGCTTATTTTGACATTTTACCATATTATGATGAATTAAAAATTGATAAAAGATATGGTATTAACACATTAGATAAAGCATATGATGTTCTAAGTAATAATCACTCATATTTAACAAAATCTCATTTTATATATAGTGGTGTTGAATTCAAGCTTGGATTTGGTAATTGTTGTTATATATATAAATCAGGATATAATTGTACAATTAAACATCTTTCTCCAGTAGGAGAAACGCCTAATATATCTTATTTTTGTAATTATCATTATAAAAGTGGATTAAGAAAGTATAATATTGAAAAGAAGAAGAAACTAATTGAAGAGAACAAACAGAAAAAGGAACACCAACAAAAAATTAAACTAGAAGCAAAGAATAAATTATTGCAAATTAAGGCAGAAGTAACGGAGTCTAAGAAACTTTTATTAGAAGCTAAGAATCAAGAAAGAGCATTAAAAGGTCTTCCGGCGCTTAAACGTTTACCGATAATTAAAAAGAAACCAGAAAATGTCATTATTCAAGATCAACAAATAGGAACATATGTTCCTGATTCAGAAGAAAATATAAATACAATTGAAACGCAAAATAATGACAATGACAATGACAATAATGACAAATTTTGTAAAGCAATATTGAAAACTGGTATAAATAAGGGAAAACCATGTGGTTGTAAAAGTATAATAGCTGATACAGGATTATGTAGTAGACATTCTAAAAAAGATAAAACTAAAGATGATATAAATAAAGATGATATAAATAAAGATGATATAAAATAAATCTATTAATTAAACCTATTTAAAATTATAATATATTTATTCAGTATGGAATCT